GCACTCACAGCACCTAAACTTATGATGTTACCACTAGTAATATTGCCAGTCACAGTGGCCAACCCAGCTGTGATCAAATTACCGCCAGTGATATTGCCAGTGACACTGCTCAATCCTGAATTCAAAATGTTTCCAGTACTGACATTGCCAATTACACTGGCATTGCCGCTGACAAAAGTGTTGCCAGTCACAGCAAAAGTGTGCAACGGAGCAACATTTGCTATGCCTACATTGCCAGAACTACCAATCACTGTAATTCTAGTTGTGGGAGTTGCGGTGCTGCCAGTTTGTATTTCTATGTTGGCATTGCCGTTGGTGTCAGCATACACAGCCCGGATTCTGGCTGTGACTCTAGCAGCAGAACCAGTGGCGTCTGACGTGAACCATTCAATACCACCAATATTGCTGCCCAGCGTGGTTACAGCAGTGTTGGCATCTCTAAACCTAATCATTTGATTGGTGGTAGCACCTGATGTGTAGCTGAATTCAATGTTGCCGGTGGCCACTGTGACATTGCCGCTGGTGACATTGCCAGTGGCCGACACTTGTCCTGCCGTGACAACATTACCGCCAACTACGTTGCCAGATACACTGGCTAGACCAGTCACAATCATACCAGTGGTAGCAAACACTGCCACATTTGACACCCCGTTCACAGTGATGTTGGCATTGCCATTGATCACAGGAATTTCCATGCTGGTTGTGCCGTTGAAAATTTTGTCTGCATTGATATTGCCCACCAACACAGCATTTCCGGTCACTGTGAGATTGCCTACTATGTTGACATTTTGACTGCTCAGTGTGACTAGGTCACCGGCGTTGATGGTTTCAATAGTGTAGTCACCACTGACTCGTTTGACTGTGCTCATTTACAGATCCTTTGTGTTATTTATGCGGTACACAAAGTCAGTGATGTTGACCGTGGTCAAGTTGCCCACAGATTTGAATTCAGGCACCTGGGCTGATGTGTCGCCCATCACACGGTAAAAACTGGTGTCTGGAAAATCTCGGCAAACAGTGACTATTTGGCGTACCCAGTTGCCGGTAAAAGTAGGTAGACTGGAGCTTTTTTTGTAGAATTCCGTATCAGCATACACATTGTTGAACCGGTTGCTGGCAGTCGGGCCCATGTCAAATCCAATGAGGTATATAGCCAAGTGGCGGTCAAGAGCTGCCAGGCCCACAGCAATAGGCCCAGAACTAAACCCAAAATAACTCTGTGGCACCGAGCGTGCGCCCAGGCCTGGCAAGGGTTTTCTAGTGTACATGGTGTGATTTTGTGCGTATCCAGAATTCTGAATGGTGTGTGCGATAGCTCGATCTGTGCTGACCAACACATCCGGCTCAAACTCTCTGTACAAGGCATTGCATCCGTAGATCTTGCCCAGTGGTTTTAACTGGTCAAAGTTCACGGCCAGTCGGCTGATGCCGTTGCCCAATACAAATGCTGCGCTCATAAAAAATCCCCCCTGTATGTATCAGGGAGGACTTGACAGTGTTACAAATTAGGAAGTAACGTTGTCCACAATGGCCAGGTCCAACAGATTCTGTTGACCAACAGTCACAGTGCCTGTGTTGGCAGCGCCAGTGGTGCCTGACTTGATCACTGTGCCTTCGTCGGTGAAGAAGTTGGTGGCGTATCGTTTGTCCGCAATCACTGAAGTAGCTGTGTAGTTTGATCCGCCGGCCCAGTCTAATAGGAACTTATTAGTGAGTTTGCTGATTGTAGTAGCGGTACTATCACCAATGGTAAACGTAATGGCCATGAGTCCAGCAGCAGGAGTCACATCGTCATCTAGCACACACACGCCTACACTGTTGGCTGCGCCGTCGCCGGAACCGCCCACTGAGGTTGCAGTGAACACAGTGCCCAGGCCATAGTTGGCAGGTGCACCAGCAGCAGGCCAGTCAGTGGTTGTGCCAAGAGTGCTGATTTGATAGGCTTGGCCTACCACAAATGAACCATCGTTGACGCCGGTCACATCGCCCACTAGATACTTGTGGCTGCCTTTTTGGCGGATGATATAGCCCTGTGCCACACCAATTCCCGAGCCTGAAGGATCGGCAATGTTGACTATGACATCAACTCTGGGATTGGTTGCTGAGGGAGTGTCAGTGGGTGCTGCACCGCCTACCACGCCTAGATATTGAGTGGTGTTGAGTGTGTTGGCAGTGTTGACCACTGGAGCAGTCAACGATCCAAAGTTAGGAAAGGCAATATCCACGCTGACGGCTGCGCCGCCATTGCCAGATCCTGTGCTTGTTTTTTGTATTTTTAGAGGACGTCCCATTTTGTTTCTCCTTAAAGAAGTCCGATCGGAGTTCCAGTCCGTACGCGGTGGGTTAAACCGCATAAAACGCAGAATTGCGTTGACAAGTATTTATGGTGAGGTTGAAATAATTCACTGAGTGGTCTGCGCTGTAAATATTAACATGGACTCAAACGAAATAATCACAGACGTTGCTCGACTGATCGAAGAAGGCAACAGACTGCGCAGTGAGAACCGCCCAGATCAAGCTCTCAAATGCTACATGCTGGCCATGTGTCATGATCCAAATTCTGCCGCGGCATTCAACAACTATGGCAATGTCATGCGTGAGTGCGGACACCCGCGTCGAGGTATACCATTTCTAGAATATGCCGCCGAAATAGATCCCAACAATGTCACAGCACAGTTTAACTTGGCTGTGAGTTATTTGATCCAGGGTGACTATGCTCGTGGTTGGCCGGCCTACGAAGCACGGTGGCAGTACGAACACCTGGCAGGGTCATTGCCACAGCATGCTCAACCTCGCTGGACTGGCCAAGATTTAAAGGACAAAACTATTCTTGTGATAGGTGAACAAGGGCACGGAGACAACATACAGTTTTGTAGATTTTTGTTTAATTTGCATGCTGCTGGTGCCAAAATTTTGTTCCAGGTCACTGATGGCATGATCCCATTGTTGGCCAACGCCAGCATTGTTGACTGGGTGGGCAGATACACTGACACTCCTCCTGAGTTTGACTACTGGATTCCCATCATGAGCATACCTGGTGTGCTGGGCGTGACCATAGACAATCTGCCCAAATCCATAAGTTATATCAACCCTCAAGATTCTGCCGCAAAACAATGGCTGCAACGGTTGGGAGCCAAAACACGCATGCGAGTGGGATTCAGTTGGTCAGGTCGCAGAGATGCCTGGCTGAATCAACACAAAGGCATGCCTTTTGAAACCATGTTTGAACTGGTGCGAAACAATCCTCATTATGAGTGGATCAACCTGCAGGTAGATGTCACCGCCGAAGAAGAAGCTGCACTGGCTGCCATTGGTGTGACTGTGTATCCTGGAAGTATACAAAGTTTTGCTGACACAGCCGCATTGATGAGTTGTTTGGATGTGGTGATCTCAGTGGACACTGCTATCACACACTTGGCAGGGGCTATGGGCCGTCCAACTTGGCTAATGTTGCAGTGGTTTGCCACAGACTGGCGTTGGATGTTGGATCGAGATTCAAGTCCATGGTATCCCACTGTGCGTATATTCCGTCAGCCCAGCATGGGCGACTGGACTTCAGTCACTCGAAAGATAGAACAATATCTAAGTTGGTTCAAAGTATAGCCAACAAAAAAGCCCCTTTCGGGGCTTTTTTGTCCTTCCCATCCCTGGGTTGGTTCTCTGATTAGGAGAATGACAAGTTGGAAACTGCGATCTCGCCAACGTAGTCACCAGCGTTGCCGAAGCTGCTGGCTGTGTTGGTCAATTCGATGTAACCATAACGTGTCATGAATGACACGACTGGTTCGAATGTTGAAGGATCAAGCACAACACCGCTGCTCATCAAAGGAATGTATGGGCAGTAGAATGCTGGTGCGTCAGCTTCTGAAGAACCTTTGTAACCGACCAATACGCTTTGTGTGTCAGCAGCATAGCTGTCAACGAACACACGCATAGAGCCGTTCAGGGTACCAACAAACTTGGTGTTGGTAGGTGCTTCGAATGTACCTTCTGTAGTGCGAGCAAAAGCAGAAGTTGTTGCAGATTGCAACACTGTCAAAGCAGCTGAAGAAACTACAGCGTAGTTACCAGCGCCACGACGAGTGCGTTGAGCGATCAAGTTAGCAACACGGTTGACTAACACAGCCAGTGCGGCGTGTTCGTCACCAACAAAGGTTGCTGTACCAGAAACGGTAGCTTGGTTGTATGTGAACTCAGTAGCTGCCAATGAACGCAAGCTCAAGAGAATCTCTTGGTCGATTTCAGCGGTAATTTCTTGAGCCAATGCTGCCATGATTTCTGCTTCAACGTCAATACCATGCATGGCTTGTGCGTCTTGTGCAGATTCAAATGTCCAGCGAGCTTGCAACTTACGTGTGCGAGCTTCAACGGCTTGTTTCAGGATCTGAACGCTAATTTGCTTACCGCCAGTGCCTTCCATGGTAGCTGTGTTGCCACCAGTGTAGTTAGTAGCTGTGGCTGTGCCAGCAGGTACTGTAGAATATGCCTGAGCAATTTTGAATGGGCTCAATGCTTCTTCACCAGCTGCGACAGAAGTAGCGGCTGCACTGTTGTCTGTCAAGCTGTTGGCATAACGCACACGCAGAGTGTGAATTTGACCAACAGGACCTGTCATGGGCTGAACGCCAACCAACTCGTTAGCAATAACGGTGGGCATGACACGACGGATCACTGGCAGAATAACACGGTTAAGTGTTGCAATGTTGCCAGCAGCAGTTGAACCTGCGCTTGCATTCTCTTTCAAATAGCGACGAGTGTTTTCGAGGATAACATTCATGCTATTGCGTTTGGTTCCATTAAGACCTTCTAACAGTGCCTCTTTGGTTTCGCCCCAACGACTTTCTAATAGTTCTTGTGACATTTAAGTCTCCTTGTTAAGATTAAAGACCTGCCAGGCGCTTGAGGTCAATCACGTTGCTGCGATCTTCCGACACACTGGGAACAGTAGTTTTATCACCAGTTACTGAGGTGACAGATTCTGCAATTACTTTACGGGCTTTTACAGATCTGTCTTCCAACACTGCTGGTAGATACTTTTCAAAAGCGTTTTTCAAACGGGGTGTTTGAACGCTTTCGAGTAAATTACGCATGACTTCTTGCTTTTCCTGGTTTAAGGGACGTAGCAATTCATCCATTGTGCTTTCACGCTCATTGGATTCTTTGATCATACGCAGTTCACGTTCTTTTGACTCCACCACGGTCTTTGCAGTACGGGTGATGTCGATTGCTTTACGCAATTTCTGATCTTTCTCTGCGATAATGTCATACAGTTTACGGACTT